CAACATTCTTCATATTGAGTCTTGAGCATAGGCATACGCTCCATGGCACCGGGCACCTTCATTGACAAGTGATAGGCTAACCCCGCAATCATGCAGGGCAGAAAACGAAACGGCATGTCCATCGTATTCACGCCGTCACCAGCATCTTGAATACGGCGCAGGCGCCAGTAAACCAACTGGTAAGGCTGAGAGTTATCAGGAACCGGCCACACCGTTACACGAGGCTGGTCAAGCCGTTCTACCCAAATCTGGATCGGGCGCCCCTGAGTCAGCTTGTTTGGCAGCGTAGCGTAGGTGGATACGCTTATTCGTGTGAGTGTTAGATCGGCCTGAGTGGAAACGTTTCCAGCCCCAGTGCGGATAACGTGCTCCATAAGATCCACGGTGTCTGCCGGCAGGTTGTATGTTGCTGTGCCGGGTACTAAATTAATCGTACCCTGATCAAATGTCCACATATTAAGACCCCTTGAGGCCCATTCTGCAAACATGAGTTGAAGAGATCGTCGCGCTGTCCTGAACTCGTATCCGGTGCGAGCGCCCTCTGCTCCGCAGCGCTCATACGCCTCGTCAATAATCTCGATCAAGTCGAGGTTAAATGCTGCGGTGCCGGATGTTGTCATCACTTACCTCTTTGCTGTTTTAGCTGATCGACGAAACGCTTCGTCTGTTGGAGCGCCTTTTGAGCCGACCTTGCGCATGCGCTCGCCAGATCCAGAAGCAATTCGCTTGCGTTTTTTATGAATGTTCTCATAGAGACCACCGCCCTCTGCGAAGTACGTGAACTCGTCACCGTCTTTGCGTCGCTTCACTTTGCCGTTGTCCAAGAACTTATCGCCATCCTTGCGGTGGCCAATCTTTGGACCGGGCATCTTAGAAGGGAGGATGTCTCCCATTCCGCGTGAGGCCATCATGTCAGCAAGTCTTCCCGCCCTTGGCCATCTTGACCATGGTGCCTTTGGTTTTGCCCTTAGTAGCACAGCCGTCAGCAGCACGAACATAGCCGCCTGAAGCCATCTTCTTGGCAGGCTTTGACTGCTTCTTGGGCGATGCTTCGGTGCTAGTCAATGATGCGTTGTAGGCCGCTTCAGCCTTTGCGCGATCTTTCTCATCCTGCACTTCTTGAATCATTGCCTTTTGCTGAGCAGTCAGGGCTTGGCCGCCTTGCGCATATTTCTTCATGGTCTGCTCCTTAGCAGGTTTTGCCACCACGGGCCATTTTGACTTCCATGCCTTTGGTCTTGCCCTTCTTGGCCATACCATCAGCAGCCTTGTGGCCAGAAGCCAAGCCGCCTTTAGCCATTTTCTTGGGAGCCATTTTCTGCATGTCGGCCTTGGCAACACCACGGCCTTTGGACTTCATCATCTTGGTTTCGGATTTCATAGGGTACTCCTTAAATGATCTTGCACTTGGTTTTGCCGCGCTTGGCGATGCCGTCAGCACGGGCCGAAACTGTACCGCCCTTGGCAAAGCCCTGCTCCTTACGGAACTCTGCTGGCGTCTTGCCCGCTGGGTTACGACCAAACAGAGGCTTTGACTCGCTAGACCTAGCCTTGCGCTGTGCCTCCATACGCTCGCGGTTGGCGGCGGCGCGGGCCTCTAGGCGCTCACGGTTAGCGGCGACGTTGGATGCGGTATTGCGCTGCATCTCAGTCTTGGCCGGTGCTGTCTTAGCTGCTGGCTTGGCCTCTTCTTTTTTCGCCAAAGGCATTGCTGCTGCACGTTCTTTGGTGGGGCCAACGCGACCGAGCGTAGTTGCGGCGCCACGGCTTGTTGCGACAGTGGGAGCATTTGACTTGGCATCAGAGGCCATCTTGGTGGAGAAGCTCTTACCGTTGAATGTAAAAGTCTTGTCACCGGCACGACGGGCTGCAGCAAAAGCCTGAGAAAAGGTTTGCTTCTTGGGAGCCGGGGTGTCAACGTTTACACCCTTTGGCTCGGCCTTGGGCATTTCGCGCTTGATCTCGCCAGTCTCGGGATCGCGAGCCGCCTCAAAGAAGTCGTAGTCTTCGCCCTGATAGGGGTTCTTGGTAGCCATTATCTGCTCCTTGATGCCTTACGGCCTGCTTTGGCCTTGTCGGCCCTGACAAACTCTTGGCCCACCTTGGTAGGCACGTTAACCTTCTTGGCAAACTTAGGGTTGTTTGCTACTGCCTGCATGAAGCGTTTTTGCTCCGGGCTTTTAGTCGGCATTTGCAGCCCCCATAGCAATCCGGTCTAGCTTGCGCTCCAACCGGTCGAAGCGATCCATCAACTGCTGCATGTCTGCGCGGAACTCTGTGCGGGTAATGTGGTCACGAGCCACTTCCTCTCGCGTCCTGTTAAGCAGGATACTCAAGCGGTTTAGCTCGTCGAACTTACCTTTAAGCAAAAAGCCCATGATCGCCACAATAGCAGATAGGCCCACGTTCCACAGCATCATTTCCATTTCAGCACTTCCATCTTTTGAGCGCAGCCGCCTTGCGAGTCGGGTTGCCTTTCTCGTCCTTCATGGGGCCGGGCATACCACTCATCCGAGCGCAGAACGACTTCTTGCGCGAGCCGCCCTCTGGCTGTGGGGCCTTAAGGTTGCTGCCTGTTGCCGCGTTGTACTTGGCCCTGCCTTTTGCAGTTAACCCCGCGCCCTTAGAGACCGGCAGCTTCTCGCCACGGCCAACTGAAAGCGACGGGGTTTTCTTGGGCTTAGCCATAGAACACCGTTACGGATGCAACGTTCGAGACTGTAGCGTGGATGTTCGTGTTGAACAGCAAGCCTTCGCCGGGAACAAGCATGTAAGTAGGAGCAGTAGAAGCTGCCAGTGTGTTTACCGTAGCCTTGATAGGGCCAGAAGCCCCACCGTCACGGAACACAACTGTGCCTGCGTTAGCCGTTGGAATGACATAGATGCCCTTGATACGCGCACGTTCGATGTTGCCATCATTCTGCGCGATCATCTGGCCTGTCGCTGTCAGCGGCTTACTCGCTAAGACATCGTATTGCATACCCATGTCGGGCTCCTAGTTAGGTCAGTGCTGCGCCAATAGCAGTGCGCCAAGCAGAGCCAGTGCTGATCACCAAACAGAACTCGTTGTTGCCAACGCCGTTGTCAGAGATGATGTACACAGTGCCTGCTGGAACAGATGAAGCGGCGGGGAGATTGGCCGTAGTCACGACAGGAGCGATGAAGCCGTTGTCGGATTTGACGGGGCCGGAAAAGCGGGTTTGAGCCATGATGGTCCTCACAAGCGAGTCGCCCAGCAGTCTGCTTGTCGTCTGCCGGGCCAGTCTGATGGGCTAAAAAGGGATCCCGGATTTCAAGCATTATGCCACTGTGTTTACGGAGTGGTCAACGTATTTGAAGGACCAGCCTTTATTTTTTCCGCGTGTGAGTGGCAGGCCGGATTTGACGGCGCGATTCACCGTCGGCGGAGTCAGGCCAAGCGCTTCCCGCAAAGCAGTGATACTGGGGTAAGTGGAAACGTTTCCAGCCGGATCGGTGGCGGTGATGGGGCGGCTCATCTTTAGCTTGGACTCTTCAGTGTGCTGGCGCCCTATCCAGTGCTTGTGGCTGCGACCGGCTTCAATGTTGGCGCGGATCTTGGCCAGACCCTCGGCAGACGCCTTGCGGCCCGGTTCTTTGGGCACACCCTTTTGTGCGGCACTGATCTTGGCGCGGACCTCGGGAGAAACGGTCTTTCCGTAGCGGTAGTGGTTGGGGCCGGCGTGTTTACCCTTCCGGGCCTCAGACATCCTTGCAAGAGTTTCCTCATCGTGCTGAGTGCCAAGCCTTGGGTGCTCGTTCGCCTCGTGCCACGCTTTGGCTTTTGCGGACAGGCGGGCCCGCATCTCTGGACTGGCATCACGCATAGGCGCATCGGCATGTGCGGCTACGTTATAGCAGTAGGCCTGACCAAAGTGCTTGTCAAGCCACTTCTGCTCAGCAGGATACAACTCCTCCCGAGAGGCTACCTGCTCGACTATCTCGAACTTGAAGCAGTCTTCGCCGTACTTGTTCCACGCCCTCTGCAGGTGAACGCAGTCGTGTGTGCCGGTCCTTAATGCCTTGCGGTGCGCCCAAAAGCGCTTGCGTGAATCTACGGTGCTGCCCACGTAATAGTGGTCATCAACAACATTGCGAATCTGGTAAATGACGTTCTGCATAAGTGCTCCTTGTGTTTAGCTATTATGCTATGGAAGGAACACCGTGTCAAGCACAAAAACAAGAAAGGCCCCGAAGGGCCTCTCTCGTACAAGCACAAGGCTTGATTTTACTGGGCTACAGCTTAGGTAGAACCGGAGCTGCCCCACATTCCGAGCGGATCGGACCAGCCGAAGCTATAACGCTCACGAGCTTTATAGCGAACGTTGCCGGTATCGAAGTCCCCGTCCATACCAGTGCTCATGGCGGTACGAACGAAGTGCTTCAGACCGTTAGGCACGTCAGTCTTGATGAACCAAGCATTTGGATCGGTCAAGTGGTGGTTGACGGTGTAGCCTTCTGGAACAGCACCCATCGACTTAACGGCGTTGAGGTCGTTGTCGGCTGTTGCGACACGCAGTTCGGTCTGCAGCAAACGAGTTGCCACGAACTGGAGGTTGATAGGCACAACCAGCTTGCGAGCCTTAGCTGCGATCAGCAGGCCACGTTCGTCGGTCCACTGACCAATCTGAATAATCGCGGCTTCCAAGGAAGTCTCGTTCAGATCGGTAGGAGTACCGGGCACGTTGCTGTTCACGCCGCCAGACACCAAGGGGTGGTTAGCGTTGAAGAGCGATACACCGTCGCCACCGGGATAGCTAGAGCTAAAGCCGTTGTTCAGGATAGAAGCGGCCTTGATCTGCTTGGTGTAAGCCATAGCGCGGGCCAAGGCT